CAACACTGTAAACGTTACTTTTGGTTCAGCTAATCCATCTGGTGCTGGTAGTCTTGACTTAGAATTTATAGCTCAAGATAACGTAGACGCATTAAATGGTGATGCATCTATTTCAGGAACAAATGAAGATATGCCTGTAAGAGTTGGTGATTTATTACTAACTTCTCAGGGAGATATTCTTTATGTTCATGCACTAACTCAGCATGCTTCAGCTCCAACAATATCTGTATATAACACACAAGGTGCTTTTACTGGCTCTAATTATACAACAACTGGTAGTGGTGAAGCTGTTACTATTATTGGTAACACATTTGCAGAGAACAGTGGACAGCCTGAGTCTTTGATGCCTAGAGTTCATACTTATGAAAATAATGTTATGATTATCAAAGAATCATTTGAAGTTTCTGGTACAGAAGCTACTAACGTAATCTACTTCAAGGTAGACAACGAAAAAATGGGTTCTGGTTATCTATGGTATTTAAAAGGTGAAGCTGATACGTATAAGAGATTCTTGGACTACTGTGAATTACAGTTAATCTTAGGAAAGCAAGTTGCTACAGCTCAAACTAATATGACTCAAAGAGGTACAGAAGGTTTGTTAGATTTTATTGAAAGTAGAGGTCAGTCTATGGACTTAGGTTCTGCTTCAATTACAATGGCTGACTTTGATGCTATCGTAAAGTCTTTAGATAAATATAGAGGTGCAAAAGAGATGGCTCTTTACGCTGGTATAGATTTATCTTTAGATATTGATGATTTATTAGCTGCTCAAGGTGCATATGCTGCTGGTGGTGCTAACTATGGTACTTTCCAAAACAATAAAGATATGGCTTTAAACTTAGGTTTTAACTCATTCTCAAGAGGTGGTTATACATTCCATAAGAAAACTTATGATTTATTTAATCATCCAAAATTAATGGGGGCAACTGGTTTCAACTATCCTGGCTATGGTATGTGTATTCCTATGGATACTCAGAGAGATGCTAGAAGTGGTGCTAAGATTCCTTCGTTAAGAATTAGATTTAAAGCTGCTAATGGTTATTCAAGAGAAATGGAGCACTGGTTAACAGGTTCTGCTGTTCTTAAGAATAAGACAAATGCTGAAGACAACTTAAAGTCTCACTATAGAACTGAAAGAGGTTTTGAAGGATTTGCACCTAACAGATTTATGTTAATCAAGAAATCTTAATTATTAACCTTTTAAACTTTATATAAAAATGGAAAAGTATTTATATTTCAATAGTAATGATACCACTGCATTTGATGAGTCAGATAAGTGTTATTGTGTTCCTGTATCTAAGTTTAGAGGATTCAATCATACATCTGGAGCTACTGGGGAGATTACCATGGCTTTTGAACCTGTAGAGGGTCCAATAGAGCTAGGTGATAACCTAGCGTCTGCTGATGTATCAGATTTGATTACTCTAACTATTACAGCAAATAAACAAAAGGAAGTTATAGAAGCTATTTTAGCTGCTATGGATGCACCTAAAGTTGCTGGTACTGGTAAGAGCATGATAACTGTAGCTGACGCACCAAATAGTGAATTTTTATCAGTAGGACCTGATTCATCAGGGACTGCTGTAGCTATTTCAGGCGTTGCAATTAGCATTTTAACTAGAGCTGCTTCTTAGTAGTATTTTACTAACTGTCTTGAAATGATATACAGGCAGTATAAAGAACACATTGAGGAGGGGGAGTTTCTCTCCCTCCAAAAATGTTTAACTTAATTTTTAATTTAATATTTAATAAAATGACAAAGAAAAAAACATTCCCAAAAAAGAAAACTGAAGTTAATACAGCAGTATTAGATTCAATCCCAGCAGAGGTAGACTGGAAAGTTCCACCAATGCCAAAACAATCAGATAATCCTTTTACAACACCTTCGTTTGGTAAAAAATCAAACAAGCCTGTTATATATCAACTAATTAAGGGTAGAAAGAAATTACCAAATGGAAGATGGAGATACCCTGTTGTATATATGATAAAAGCAGAAGATGTTATCTACGACCCTATAACAGATACAAATAGAAAAATTAGATACATACCTGGAGAGGTTTCTATATACGAAGACGAGCAAAAAAAGGATGCTAAAGTAAAAGCACCTATTACATTTAATGAAGGCTTCATAGCTGTAAATGCTCAGAATCCAACCTTAAAAAAGTATTTAGATGTTTGTAACGCAAACAAAAATAATCCAAACAGAATGACTAGTGCTGCTGCTACATTCCAAGTAGTTGATAAGTCTAAAGATGCTAAAAAAGTTATTCAAAGAGAAATGAAAGAAATGGATGCTATGTCTTTAGCTCTTAAAATGCCTTTTAATAAGCTAGTTGGATATGCTAAAGTTTTGGGTGTCAATGTAGATAAAAGTACAGAGGAGATTAGATACGACATGAAGATGTTGGCTAAGAAAGACCCTTTTTCATTTTTAACTGGATTGAATGACCCTAAAACATCAATCAAAGAAACAATTATAAATGCTAGAGAGTATAATATTATTGATACTGAGATAAATAGAGTTTCTTGGGTAAGAGGTTCTGACAGAGTTTTAATTACTCACGTTCCAGTGGGAGTTGACACTGTTGACCATTTTGCTGACTACTGTTTAGATGGAGAAGGAGAGTTAGTTTTGAAAGAAATGGAGAAACAAATAGCTAAGTTTAATAGCTAATAAAATTACTCATATCTGTTTTTTAAGGAGGGTTGCTTTTGTAACCCTCTTTTTTTTACTATATTTGTGTATTATGACAATAGACGAAATATACAGATTTGTAAAATTTATGGCTAACAAGGAAAACAGAGGGTGGTTAAAGCCTAGTGAGTTTAATATGTTAGCTAAGAGAGCACAGTTAGATTTAATAAAAGATAGAGTGGGTAATCCATCTCCTGATGGTATAGCCAATGGTTATAAACATAATCAACAACTTACTGACGAGTTGAGAACTGTTATTGATACTTCTTCTCTTGCAGTTTCTTCAGGTAATTTTACAATACCAACTGATTATTTATTTTTTTTAAACTTAAAATTTAACAACTCTGATGTTGAGGTGGTTACAGCTAGTGAGCTAAACAAAAGAAGAAAGAGCCACTTAAATGCCCCAACTCAAGATTTCCCTATCGCAATAATAAATAGCAATGGCATAAATATTTATACTGGCAATGGTAGTAATGAAACTACAGGAAATTGTATATTAACATATGTTAAAAAACCAGCTGACCCTAAATGGTCTTTTACACTGGTTAGCAATGTAGAGGTATATAATTCTTCTAACGCAGTTAATTTAACTCTACCTGAAAGCACTCATAAAGAAATAGGTCACAGGATATTATCTTATCTAGGTGTTAATATTAGAGAGGCTACTGTGGTAGAGTATGGGACAACGACAGTATTAGAACAATCACAATAATGGCAAAGAAAGGACAAATAGTAGAACAAGTATTAAGACTGGTAAATGGAGGTCAGATAAATGATGATTCTAAAATAACACCACAAGAGGTTGGAGCTTTATTAGAACAGGAGAGAGATTCTCTAATTAGAAAAACTATATTAGAAAATGCTACTCTGGGTGAGCATGAGCTGCCAAGTGAGTTTATAAGTGTTCATAGATGTAAAATCTTTGTAGACAACCTTTATGGAGGTGGAGGAAGACCTTTTGTATACCTACCTCACCAACCAGTAAATCTGCCAAACGATGGTGGTATATATAGAGTTTGTAAAGTAACTGATGTATACGAGGGAACTAGTGAAGTTACAGGATATGATGTTAGAAGAGATAAGTATGATATATTAGTAAATAGTGCAGATGCTGAAGACCACAACGCTACCTCAACTAAATACTTAATTAACTTTCAAAACTTTAAATCCAAGGGTTCTTATAATCTTGGTAACAAGTTTGAGTTCTCTTTACTTTTTGGATATAGTCAAGAAACTGTAAAACAGTTTAAGTTTCAGTTTAATTACAAAAGCCAAGGTCAATCAGAAGTTAAAAATTTAACCTTGCACAATATAAACACCAATCAGATGATTGCTAGCTTGCATAGCACTTCTGATTTTCAACAATTCTTAAAAGATAATAAGCTTACAATGACTTGGGATAAGACTGAAAGTCCATCTGAAAATGATGCAATTACTTCTGTAACATTTGAAAGCACTTATACTGATTTTTATTTAGGTGCTTCACAAACAGTTCCATCAGAATGGTATTTCAAATCTATATTAACTGATGAGAAGGTTTTAGATTTATTAGGCGTAAATGATGATAGTGGTCAGGGTGTTGGTGTTTTTAAACCCT